AGATTTCGGCACCGTCCTGGGATGACGTAAAACTCATTTCCAAACCCCGGAGCTATTCGTGGTAATAAGTTTAAAATAGCACTCGTTATATGGATACCGTATTGTATATTATTTGTATGTTTAGAATGTAGATATAGGCTTTGACGTTTTAGAGCACTCTATGGAGTACCCCTATTTAGGGGAGGTTTAGCTCGCCAGTGAAACATACTGAGGACGGAACGTAGAACAGCGTAACCGATCCAATAAAATTAAATGGTTCACTACTCTTAATAATAATAATAATAATGCTGAAGGAGGTGCAGCTTACAACATCTCCAAAGTCTCAAACGAGACAGTGGCTCAAACGACGAACTTCGTCGATGGAGACACCCCCTGGTCATACGACATCGTCGCAACGCCAGACGAAACAAGCAAGCTTTCGGGCTTCACTGACGCTCAGCTGGGAGACTTTCTCAGCAGGCCGATCAAAATCAAAGAATACCAATGGACTCCGGCAGCAGCGTTGTCGGTTACGAGGTTCAATCCATGGGCGTTGTTCTTTGCCAACGCTGATGTCCTTGATAAGATCAATCGTTACCGTAATTTGCGTTGCAATCTTCGTATGAAGGTTTTAGTAAATGGTAATAGTTTCTACTATGGTCGTGCATTGTTATCTTACAATCCGTTTGTTACGGATGATGAGGTAACAGTTAATCGAGCTTTTGTAGATCAAGATTTGATTCAGGCATCGCAAAAACCTCATTTGCTACTTGACCCTACGTCATCACAGGGTGGAGAGATGCTTTTACCATTTATTTGGCCAGAAAATTACTTGGATATTACCAAGGCAGGATGGGCTGATTACATGGGAGAAGTTGATATCCATGATTTTGATGTGCTTCAACATGCAAATGGTGGAACTGATCCTATTACTGTCACAATTTTCTGTTGGGCAGAAAATCTCACATTATCAGTTCCTACCACTTCTGCTGCTCAGGCGGATATTGCTCCTCCAATTAGTGTGTTGGATCTTAATGCTCCAACGTCGTCTTTGGCTAAGCCAGAACCACTAGATGATCCTGATACTATGCTTGGTAATGCACCTAAAATGTATGTCAAGCAAGGATATATTGATGATTCAGAATTAGATGAATTTGGCTTTCCCAAACCTTATAGTCCACAGGCCAATACTAAGAAGAAGAAGGCTCCAATGAAGGGTTCTAATACTTCTAGTACTGACGAGTTTGTAAAGGATGGTTTGATTAGTAAGCCAGCTTCTGCAATTGCTAAGGCAGCAGATGCCCTTTCTATGATTCCAGTCATTGCACCTTACGCCAAGGCTACATCTCTGGTTTCCACGAGAGTGGGTGACATTGCTAAGCTGTTTGGATACTCCCGTCCTGCAGTCTTGGATGATGTCAAGCCTTTTGTACCAAGACCAGCAGGAAATTTGGCTAATAGTGATGCCCCTGAGGCATTGGTTAAGCTATCACTCGATTCCAAAAATGAGCTATCAATTGATACGCGAGTTATGGGCTTGGGAGGAGAAGATGAATTGACTGTAAATTCAATTTGTCAACGATGGTCGTTCTGGCGCCAATTTGATTGGCCAGAGACGGCTACCACTGACACAATGTTGTCATCTATGATTGTTTGGCCTAATTATGGTCAGACTTTGACTTCTGCTCCGGTGACTGAAATTCACCCTACTGCACTAGCTTTTGGTTCAGCACCTTTTGAGGCTTGGCAGGGAACTATTAAATTTAGGTTTAATGTTGTCTGTTCCGAGTATCATAGGGGACGTATCAGAATTGTATATAATCCAGCTACTAGTCCAGCAGGAGCAATTCCTTTCAATCAGACGTATTCTACAGTTGTGGATATTTCTGAGAATAGGGATTTTGAATATGAAGTCAAATGGGCAGATATTAGAGCTTGGGGTCTCAATGCTGGTACGTCCAATATTGCGACCAATCCGGGTTATGATGATGTTAATCCAGTAACAGTTGGAGGAGAA